TGCCACCATCAGCGCCTTGCTTAATTCATCCCGTAGCTGCACGGCCTAGAAACGAGCCCATGCGGTTATCTGGTTTGCGCAGGCAATTTGTAGAGAAGGGATGCTCATGTATTTACGTACACTGTATATTCAGGGGTTCAAGTGCTTTGGAGAGCCGTTTGCGATCGAGCTCCATGACGGGCTGAACGTATTGGTAGGTGAAAACGGCGCAGGCAAGACTGGCGTCATCAGCGCGATACGTCAGCTCTTCAATGACTCCGAAGGGGATTCGGGAGGGAAGCTGTCGCAGCTGAAGAGATCAAAATTCAGGCGACCTTCTCCGACCTCGACAGGGATGATGTCATAGCGTTTGACACCTGGTGCGGCAATTGTGACAGTCCTACGCCCTCCATCTATGAAGAAGCGACAACTATCCTGACATGGAGGGACGACAAAGAAGGTGACCAATGGCGCGGCGACCAGACGCACACATCGCCACGCCTATGACAGTATCGTAGACACACCTTGAGGATGACGACTTTGTGCAGCCCAGAGCGTCCAGCTTTAAAAAACGGTCGGGAAGAGGTGCATTCGCTCAGGGTCACCTAAACCATTGATTTCAAAAAGTCCGCTTTTAAAAAATTCCGTTCAATCTATTGAAAATCCTGACATAGGCAATGCGAAAGTCTAAACACATAATTTAACATAATATACATTATACGAACCCTAGAATAGCCAACGAAGGTCCACGTCCCTGGGATCTCGCGGACGATCAGGCGTCGCGGGACGGTCAACCTCTTGGCGGCAAGAATCACAAAGAACGTATGCAACACCGGCTGTTGAATAGGTTCGAGCTGTAGGTTGTTCGGTAAAGCAACGATCGCAGCGCAAAATCATTTCAAAACACTCCTACCGCCGCGACTGGTGTCCTCGACCACTGTGAAACGTTGGCCAGAGTTACCAGCAAGGGTATTTCCAAAAGATGGCCGACCCTGTGGCGGCTCAGCGAGCTGAGACGCCGCCGGGTTCGGCCTTTGGTCAGCAAGGGACTTGTTAGGAACCCTACCAAAGTTATCGAGCGGCCAAGGACGAACCACGTAGACGACGTCCTGCTTAGACAATTTAATACCGTACTCGGTGCGCTCAACGGTCCAGCCGAGAGCAGCAATCGAAGCACGGTTAAAACGCTCCTTGAGACGGTAAGCAGTGTCGAGCACGTCAATCTGAAATTCCAACCATGGACGGGTATCACCCTCTACAGGTGTACGTTCGAGGATCGCAGAGAGGCGCAAATCATACTGACTGGCAAACTTGTCGAAGTAATCAATTGGTTCTGCCTTGGTAGCTTGGACCGCAGCAGCAACAGAACCGCCCTGAGTCTCAGGCGTCGGTGATTGTTTGGTCTTAACCTCCGGAACATCGACAGGCTTAGACTGGGCCCTATCAACAGCCTGGCTATTGGTGTGGTCAGCCGTAGGGATTTTAGCCACCTCAGTATGATGAAAAAAACTCCAGAGGTAATAGAGTGCATAAAGCAGGATGGCGACAAAGAACAAACCATAAACCTTATGCTTGGTCTGAAAGATGCCGTAGCGTTTGTCCTTATAGTTTTCCTTGTTCTGAGTTTCATCACGGTGAGACTTATAAAGTGGAAAGAACTCTTTCTTGTAGGGCTTCTTACCTTCGGCAGTACGCTTGAACCGATTTCGGCCAGCATTGCTATAACTAGCCCAATGGAAAGAATCCTCCTTTCCCATCATATCGAGCTTAGTATAGCGGGTATAACGCTGGAGACGCTTACGCCATGTGGTGTGAAGCTCAGTAAGATCCTGCCCCATGATTAGAACATCAATGCCCAAGTGACCGTGCTCAGTAACGAACTTTGCCCAGTCCGCAGGTAATGGCTGACGATCAGGCGGCCAAAACTGGTTAATTTCGTCCCAAATCCAAAGAGAATCCGTGATGGCGTGTTTAAGGAATTCAGCTTTAGTCCAGGAGACTACAAGCTCTTCATCCAAATCCTTTGGATGCTCCAAAGTGATGAGCAAACGCTCAACAGTAGGCAATGGAATAACGCAATACTCGGAAATGGCCTTTTTGTTGATGCCATGGATATTGGTAACAACGGTTCGACCCTTTATGAGCGAGTCTACTATGTGTTGCATAGATTCGAGACTTTTGCCAGAACGTGGCAATCCCTCACTACCGAAGATCATATGACCACCCTCCCCTTACCACTGACCGAGTGTCAGCAATTTACGAGTTAAACGAAAGGCGACACCCAACCCCAATATTCCAAGAGCCTGACCAATGCCGAACAAGCCAACGAAGTACAAAACGGTGTCAGGCAACTGATTAAACAATGCTTGCAAACCATACTGCGTAAGGAATTCAGGCGCAGGGATCATACCGAGCAAATAAATAACGCCGTCTAGAAAACCCTGCAACACCTTTAAAGGGAAGTCTAAGATGAAGGCCATGAAATCCTTAAAAAGACCTCCGAGCCATTCAAATATTCTGCCAAACCATTTCAGGACGGCACCAAACCAACTAACCATGGTTGAAATAATCGCTTGCATAAATACCTCAATCTAGAATGGCCTGACGAAATGCCAGATACGCGCACACAATTGAGAAGACAATCTTTGCGTACTGCGCCATAGAAACAAACCATGGTTGACAATAGAAGTCGAAAACCAAGTCATAAGAGAACATGGAAGCAAACACCGCAAAGGAAACATTAGTTGACCATGAAGGACAACCAGCAGAAGCATTAACAGTAAAAAACCCTGCAACAGAAGAAACAATAGGCAAAGCCTTAACACGACTTGCATAACTGTCTAAAGCCTGTTCCTTAGTATCCTTAGTGGGCTCGTACAACTTCTCATACTTAGGACCATCACAACCAACGCCGGTGCAGGGAGAAGGAGTTGTATCGTCATCAGGGTTATCCTCTGGATCGGCCTCATCGCTGGGGTTCTCATCGGTCGAAGTAGAATCGCCTGGCTTACCATCAGTAGATGTTGTCGTGGACGAACGGTTGGTGTAGGTCATCGTTGTTGGTGAATAAGTGATGTTGTACTTATTGTTGGTGGTGGTAACTGTTGTGGATGTCGTGCCATCAGCATTAGGGTGAGTTGTGGTAGTAGTAGTACTGCCAGCATCAACACTTGAAGGGCCACGCAGTGCCAACTGTTTAGTGCGCAGTTCTTGATAACAACGCTCAGGAGCTAGAGAGCCCTCGCATGATTGACGAAGAAGATCCTGAACAAATTTAGAGTCACGGGCAGCTATGTAGTTATCCATGAGACCTAAATCTTGCTCAGTAACAGGAGCAACCTTGCTCGGACCCGCACACATACCAGAAAGAGTATGAGTACTCCCCGCAGGACAAGTGCCACCACCTTCAAAAACAGGAAACTTTAGTTGCCTAGTCGAACCATCATCATCAGTAACAGTAACAGTACAAAGGTATGAGTTACCATTTCTTTCAACACCGGCCAACGGATACATGCCATATATGCCATGAGCACAAGCTTCAGCGGCACTAGAATAAGTTGCGTCACTACCTTGATTATAGTAATAATATTCTCCATTTTGAGGGTCCGTAGGGACAGCAGCTCCCGGCTGCTTGGCCATTACCTGACCATCGGTCATAACCCAATCAAGACCTTTCAACATCTGATCGAAAGCATATCCGGCAGCAATACCAACTAGACCACCACGAACTAAACTCTTTGCCTTAGGTATAATTGTGCGTAAACCGAATTCAGTTCCGCTAATTATGCCACGCACAGGGACATTCTTAGTTGGGGCGGGGATAAACTCGCCGTCGATGGCAGTGCTCATAGTCAAAACACTATCAGCGATAGATGGCGCGCCAGTGGAAACCTGCTTACTAAGCGAAGGAACATTAATATTCTTTGTAGCAGCTTCTACGGACGGAAGAACGCATAACAACAGACACCAGCCGAAACAAAGCCGCCAAAAGCCGCGAGAACGAGCCATATCATGAGTCCACCTTTGAATTAGGAGAAAAAAAAGGGCTCCCCGCGGGGAACCCTCGGCGTAGCAGAAAGCCAATCAGAAGAAACTGGCGACCTTGTTTACTGCCCACTTGGCGAAGTTCGGGCCAATCTTGACGACGCCCATGGAGACGATTGCAGCGATGGCCGTGGCACCGGCAATGCCGCCGATCATGCTGGTGAAGTCGATGTCATTGCCAGCGGCGAAGGTCATCGGTGCGGCGACAGTTGCAGCAACAGAAGTTGCAACAGCGGCTTGAGTTTTGGACATGGAGAACAGCGCTTTGAGTTGTTTCATAGTTCTTCTACCTGTGACGTACTTGAGAAAAAGCCGGAGACTTCTCCGACAGTAGAGGCAACGGCGGCCAGAAAAAGTACCAGGCCGAACGTTGTTCCAAATGCGAGCCCGAAAGCGGCGGGTTCCGGGTAAGCAAACAGGCCCGCAATTGTCATTGAACCGGCAAAGTCTGCCGGAGTTTGCAAAACATACCCTGTGCAGTCGCCTGAAAACTCGCCTTGAGCGACGAGACGGTTGTCAGAGTCAATAACTACACAAAGTGGCAACATGGTTTACACCGAAGCCGTTTTAGCGGCGGACAAAGGAGGAAGATTCTTACGACGACCTTGGCGAGGATCGCAAGTGAACTCCAGACGGCCATCGCGGACGTCAACAAGAACGTCACATTCATAGATGCCAGTTTGAGGAACTTCGTTCTGAGCCTGAGCATAGAAGGAGGTCTTCTGAGGGTATGGAACATTAGGCAAATGAACAAAACCCTCGAACATGCAATAAGGCTTCTGGCTCTTGGAAGCAACACCAGAGCGGCTGTTTCCAGTGATCTCTACAAGCAACGTCATTGTGGTCATTTTAAAGCCCTCTTACAAAGTGGGAAGACGGGAACTTATGCCCGGCTTACGAAATGCCCAGCTGGGCGGTTTTTTTTCGGAGTCGCGACGGAAAGTGCGGAAAGCACGTTTGGCGGAAGCGCGCTTGACCTGTGAAGTCGCAACAGCTTGGAGAAAAGCACGCATAACACCGTTAATGACAGCGTCACGATCAAGGACGCCGTTATCAAGATCAACAATTTGACTCTCCACAGTAAAGCGCAAATTTTGGTAATCGAAACGATCCATCAATAACCCATCCATTCCGCAACTGAGATAGTACCGTTCCAACTTGAAGAACGATCAAGGAACCAAACTTTCTCAGGCTTAGCACCCTGCTCTTTTCGAACTTCAAGTTCCTTAATGGTTTCGGCAATGGATTGAGCCAAAACAGGATTCATGAAAGAACGAACGTGAGCACGCTGTTGAATCTGGGCGCGCTGACCAGAGGACAACTTTGTGCCCTGATGACTGTCATAGATCATGCAACAGCCCTCAGGTGATTAGCTCGACGATAAAAAGTAGGTGGCTGGACCTGCTTGGAAGGCGAAATCTCTTTCATCTCACGAATGAAAACAGCAGAGAAAGAACGAATATCGCAAACATTGCGAATGTTGATACCGATACGATTAAGTCGGGCAGCGTGTGTCTCAAAGGAACGCTGAGACATAACAAGCTCCTGACCCTGCATCCAAAGATAAGCGTAATAAGCGGTGTTATTGGCTTTGCGAGGGGTATCAACAATGTTTTCCAGCAACAGCTGCTGAGCAATGCTTGCCTGATCCATTTTAGTCACCTTTAGGCGCTGATCAATATCTAAAAACTCTCGATGGAGCTGGGATAATACGCCTTCGTCAAATAGGCCCCAGAAGCTTAAACCTTTCTTTTTAAGAAACTCATCTTTTAGCTCTTGCTCGAAACGAACAATGCCTTCATCCACACAATAGTCATAAAGACTCTGCGCATATTTGAGCTCGTCGGAGGAATCGCCAAAGATTCTTTTTACTTTTGGTAAATGTTTATCTAACAACTCGAACGACTTGTTATATACCTTTCGGTACTGGAGTCGAGCGCCCTTTCCATGACCGGATGTGGTCCAGTCAACGGTCTGGCCGTTGGGATAGAGAAAACCAATGGAATGACCAATGCGCTGCGTGGCAAGAGACCTGATGTAGGCCATCTCATTTCCGCTACCAACAGCTACATTCGTAGTGAGGTCTATTCGATGGATGACACAACCGTCAGACCAGAGATGACCGGCCTTCCCGCCTGACTCGCCATCGCGAATTTCAACGCGCGTGCAGCGGGTGAAAGAAGGAAGACCGAGATTCGAGAGGACCCCGTTGAGTACGGAGATGCACTCGGAAATCGTTTCGAACCCAAAGAGATTGTCATGTCGGTTGATGCGCGAAGGATTGCCATCGACGGTAATTTTCCGGCCAGAGATTTTGATTTTGAGAGTGGAGCTATAGCTGCCCTCGTACTTGGTTGCGCGGTACGAGGTGCTAAGGATTTCATGCGTGGCTGTGTCAACAGCAAGGAACGCAGTGTCGGAAATAACCGGAAGGTCGAAATCAAACACCTGGGAAACTGTCAACCAATCGATGAACATCACAAATCCCTGTCAATACCGGAATAACGGCAACCGAATACCGGTATGCTAACCATGGAGCATGCCACGATGCAAGCAAATAAATACCGGAATAACGGAACTGTACAGGTGAACAGCATTTACGATCTCGGCACGATGAGAAGCCAGAGCGAACGCACCATGACTTTCAGCGAGAACCTGAAGAGACTCAGGAAGGCTCGGGGCCTAACACAGCCTCAGGTTTGGGGGCCGACAGGTATAGCGAAGTCGAGCTACACGGCGTACGAGGCAGGAACGCAAATGCCGTCTGCAGACAAAGTGGTGGAGCTTGCAAAGGCGCTGGGCGTGACGACCGATGAGCTCTTGCTAGGCGAGGAGGAAATGACGGTATCCGAGGATCTAAGGCCCATTTTAAAGCGATTCGATTCGCTACCGGCAGAGATCAGAAATCAGGCACGAATAGCCCTGAAAGGCGTCCTTTTCGGGTTCGAGCAAGAAGCGATCAAGTAAAAGTAACCGAAGTGTTTTGCGGTAAAGTGGGGGTGTAACAGCACCCCCACCCGCTTCGCGGGCAAGGAATCGCATGTACGAGTATTGGAAAATCGTCGGTAAAGACGGCGTAGAACTGCTCCAAATCACGTTTGAGGATTCACGTATAAGCCTCCGCTACGGACCCGCATCAGGCTTCATGACGCGCTCGGAAGAGCCTACAGAAGCCGCCATCAAGATCCCAAATCGTGAAACAGCGGAAGCTCTTGCCACGATACTCCGCAACACAAACTACGAAATGTTCAAGAACGCAAAGGTGATCCGAGCCTGAAGATCAAAGGCCCCTCCGGGGGCAAGCCCTTTGCTTGAGCGGCGGGAGCCTGGCAGGTGAAGCACAGCCAGGCACCCTTGCGGAGGTTAAAGGGGATCGGGGCTGGTAAAGGGTTCGCTACGCTCCGGGTCTCCGTTTATCGCGACGATAAAGCGCGTCACGATAAGCCGGGGACGCGGCCCTTGACCTGAGAGGGATCGGGGATAGGAATGGTGGGAAAAGCGTCCAAAGAGGCTGCAAGGGCCTCGTATAATGGCCGTTATGGCTAAATCGCCGATCGGGCGCGGGGCGATTTTCCCGATCGACGATTCTGGCCGGTGGCCGCAAGTACCATAACGACTCAGAAATTATACGTAACAACGTATTACCAATTGGGGCGGCAGTCCTCGATCAGTAGCGCCCTGAGTCAACGCGCCGTGTCGATCTACCAGGACGCGCGCGGAACCTAGTCCTGACGCAGCGCTTTTGCTCTTGGTTCATAAATGACTTCCTGCCACAGGCTGCGTCGTGTCCCTCCCATTCAAGAGCCTGGTTTTTGTTTTCCCGGCTCACGAGTTACTTCCTGCCACCACTGAGTCCGTTCTCTGACGCGCGCCGGTCTGGACGGCCCCATAGTCCTCAGATTTTCTGAATGTTCACTCGCAGCAGGATTCACGCCGGGACGTCGCCAGGCTGAGTCATGCGCAAATTGGTAAGCGGATCAGCAATCAGTGAGCTTGCGGCTTCGCGGGCTTTTTTTGCCACGGGGTCTGCTGAAATAGACTTGCGATGGATTAGCTGAGGTCGCCGGCACAGGATGGAACGCCCGAAGAACCGATAACCAGACACCATGAGCAAGTGCTTCCAACTGGCGCCTGATTGCCGATCTGGACCTTTCAGCTCTGCTCTGATCCCCTTGAATGTGCCTGTTATCGAGCCGAAAAACATCCTGGAAAAGGCCGTTTTCTTCACACCATCGTGTGATCGGCAGATTGCGTACGTATAGCAATCCGGGCCGTGTCGCGCGGTCAACTGCTTGCCAGGCTATTTCGGGAAATTGTGCGCCCCCTTCTGACTGAGGTCATCGCTTGAGACAAGGACGTAGCAGAGAGCCTGTAAGCATTATATGGACGGTGCATCTGGAACGGATTGCGCGCCTCATTGACCCAACGGTCAACGGAAGATAATG